GATATCCAGTCGGCAAGTTCATACGCGAGTACTTCCCTAATGCACTGCTAATGTTGGCCCGTCACAGTATGTTGTCTAACGAACAGCACAACCCAGGCGAGCCAATGAACTGGGCAAAGGAGAAGTCAATAGGAGAAGGAGATGAAATCATTCGTCACTTCATGGAAGGCGACACCGTCTCTATGGCATGGCGATCACTTGAACTATTAGAACGGGAGTTAATCAAATGAAAGACTACATAGACGAATACAGAGACGCAAAGCATGGAACAGAGGATGAACGGGCTAAGGCCTGGAAGGAACTCGCAACGCAGGCGAAGCTAGATATCGCCCGCGCTAAACTAAAAGGTCTAATCAAATAATATCATGGCTAATCGAATACTAGTAATAGGAGACACGCACTGCCCCGCTCTACACAGCGGCTACATCCGCTTCCTCAAGAAGATTGAGAAGAAGCACAAGTGCAACCGAGTCGTACACATAGGCGACCTCGTTGACTGGAACGCGATTAGCTACCATGAGAAAGACCCATCCATGCCAAGTGCAGGGGAAGAGTATCGCAAAGCATTGAAGCAGGTACGTGCGCTCAAGCGTGCGTTTCCTAAGGTTGACCACCTAATCGGCAACCACGATGCTCTTCCCACACGCAAGGCACAGACAATCGGCATCCCCATTGAGGTCATGAAGGACTTCAAGTCACTGTGGGAGCTGGATGGATGGACAATACACCCTCGCTACCATGACCTCGTCATCGACGACGTGATCTACCGGCACGGCGACAAGGGTAAGGGCGGTGCAATGGCAGCGTACAAGAACGCACAGTCAGAGTTCTCCTCCCTGGTACAAGGCCACCTCCACGCACAAGCCGGTATCGTATACCACGCTAACAAGGAACAGTGTGTGTTCGGTATGCAAACTGGCTGCGGTGTTGACGGTAACCACCCTTCCATGAACTACGGCAGGATCTATGCACAGAAGCCCATCGTTGGCTGCGGAGTTGTTTACAGCTCCAAGGTAGCGTTCTTTGAGCCAATGTTCCTTTAATTCAATAACTCTAATTATTATGTCATCACCAGACGAAATCAACCGCGCTTTATCAGAGCGCATGGAGCAGATAGTCTCCACGCATTACCCGAACGCAGTTAAGTCTGGCGCTTCGTGGAACATGGGCGACCTGGACGGGGCGGCTGGTAAGTCTACTGGCATCTTCCGTGGTAAGGGTGGTATCTACTTCGCCAAGGACAGGGCAACAGATGAGTCTGTCAACGTTCTCGGCCTACTACACCGTGCTCTCGGTGGTTCGTGGGTCGAGACTATGACTGCGGCTAAGAAGATGTGCGGCATCAACGACGTGAAGGCTATTGCCCCTAAGCCTAAGCCTAAGAAACCTAAGCTCACCTGCCACTCAATGCGCGGCACTAAGCCATACGCATACCTGACAGAGCGTGGCATACAGGAGCACACGATGTCCAAGTACCAGCTACGTCGCTTGACCAAGGAGGACTTACCTCCTACGAGGCAGCTACGGTGGAACGATGATTACATTCGCTTCCCCTACGTGGACAGCACAGGAGACGTTGTGATGTACAAGTGGATGGGAGTGGAACGTCAGGATGGGAAGAAAGAGATCGGCTCTACAACACCACAGTACGCCACACTATGGGGGCACTGGCTGGTAGACGACAACACCAAACAGATCCTCATCACTGAAGGCGAGATAGATGCCATGAGTGTGGACCAGATGTGCCCGAACGTACCGACACTGTCGATGCCAACCGGTGCTTCCAACCTCGACTGGATCAACAACGACTACGAGCGCCTACAACAGTTCGAAAAGATCCTAATCCTCACGGACATGGACTCAGCCGGGGAGTCAGCAGCACAGAAGATTGCTAAGCGCCTCGGTCTCACACGTTGCTTCCGTGTCTCGCTACCTAGTGGGTACAAGGATGCCAATGACTTCCTACTATCCAAGGAGCACGACAAGCCAGACTTCCAGACGTTCCTTGACAGCGCTAAGACATACGACCCGCAACAGCTACGCTCTGCCAGTGACTACTCATCTGGTGTAGCTGAGGAGATTGTACGGTTCGAGCTAGAGCAGAACAGCAACAACTTCATATGGCCCGACTTACCCTTCCGCTTCCGTAATGGTGAGATGACTGTGGTTACTGGCTACCCTGGCAGTGGCAAGTCGCAGCTCACATACCAGATGGTACTGCATGAGATGATCGTGAACGAACGTCGTGTGTGCATTGCCAGCTTCGAGATCCCTGCCAAGAACATGCTGTTCAACTTACTATGGATGCTCACTGGCCGCTCACCTAAGGCTGAGACTATCGAGGAGGAGCTGAAGGTATTCGAGGACAAGCTATGGTTCATCGAGTCGGACGAGGACAATACCGCATCATGGAACGGACTACGCGAGGACTTCCATTACGCTAACCGCCGGTTCGGGTGTGACTTCTTCATCGTGGATGCTCTCATGCACATCACAAAGAAGGGTGACGCTGAAGGTACAGACCTCGTAGCTAAGCAAGCTGCTAAGTTCTGTGTTAACAACGACTCCTCTATGGTACTCATCTGCCATGCCGATGCTAAGAAGCGGGGCAGCGACCACATCCCAGAGGTGGAGGACGTACTAGGTGGTCAAGGTATCGGGGGTGCAGCACACAACGTCATGTCCGTATGGCGCAACAAGGAGAAGGAACGTGAGACAGAGTCACGTGGCTACCCTGACGACGCTAAGTGCGACGGTAAGATTTACATTTCCAAGCAACGCTCCACCGGCAACACAGTTTTCCGTGACCTCTGGTTCAACAAGAGTACACGTACATTCTTCCTAGACCATGATAGTTCCAAGATGTCTAAGACCTATTCACAAACCACTCAATCCGTATAATAACATAATGCTACCTACATACTACCAACAATTCATTCACAAATCCCGATACGCTAAGTACCACGATGGCTATGGCCGCGAGACATGGGCAGACACTGTCACCCGTTACTCACAGAACGTGCTACACGGCAAGCTCGACGACCGTACCATACAGTTACTCGAAGAAGCTATCTACGCTATGGACATCATGCCGTCTATGCGTGCGATGATGACAGCAGGGGCAGCCCTTGACCGTGACAACACAGCCGGGTACAACTGCAGCTACCTACCCATCGATGACCCACGTAGCTTCGACGAGGCTATGTACATCCTGCTTTGCGGCACTGGTGTGGGCTTCAGTTGCGAGCGACAGTTCGTTGCTAAGCTACCGGAAGTACCAGAGATCAGCAAGCAGGACTGGACACAGTTCATCGTAGTGGAGGACAGCAAGGAAGGCTGGGCTACCGCATTCCGCGAGGTGATCGAATCGCTATGGAACGGTGTTGAACCTCGGTGGGACGTGTCTAATGTGCGCCCAGCAGGGGCAAGGCTTAAGACATTCGGTGGCAGGGCTAGTGGTCCAGCTCCATTGATTGACCTGTTCAACTTTGTGGTGTCTACATTCAAGGCTGCGGCAGGACGTAAGCTTACCAGTATCGAGTGTCACGACATCATGTGTAAGGTGGGAGAGATTGTGGTCTGCGGCGGGGTTCGTCGTAGTGCCATGATCAGCCTGTCCAACCTCAGCGATGACCGCATGCGCCACGCTAAGTCAGGGCAATGGTGGGAGACAGATCCCCAGCGTGCGTTGGCTAACAACTCAGCGTGCTACACAGAGAAGCCTGGCATGGAGGTGTTCATGCGCGAATGGCTAGCCCTCATGGAGAGCAAGTCGGGGGAACGTGGCATCTTCAACCGTGAAGCAAGCCAGAAGCAAGCGGCCAAGAACGGACGACGTGACAGCAACTACGAGTTCGGAACCAACCCATGCAGTGAGATCATCTTACGCCCCTACCAGTTCTGCAACTTGACAGAGGTGGTGGTACGTGCCGACGACACACTGCTGTCCCTGAGCCGCAAGGTTAAGCTGGCTACCATACTGGGCACAGTGCAGTCTACCCTCACCAACTTCCCATACCTTCGCGATGTGTGGAAGCAGAACACTGAGGAGGAACGCTTGCTCGGTGTGTCACTGACTGGCATCATGGACTGCGAGCGTACCAACGGAACCTCTGGTGATCTTAGCCGACTGCTAAAGACACTGAAGGAAGCATCTGTTAATACCAATGCAGTGTGGGCAGCCATACTAAACATCCCACGCTCCACCGCTATCACATGTGTCAAGCCATCGGGTACAGTATCGCAACTGGTTGACTCAGCGTCGGGCATTCACTCACGTCACAGCGAGTACTACATCCGCACCGTACGTGCAGACGTTAAAGACCCGCTCACTAAGATGATGATTGACAAGGGGATACCGAACGAACCATGTGCTATGAAGCCAGACAGTACCATGATCTTCAGCTTCCCAGTTAAGTCACCAGAAGGTTCACTTACCCGCAACGATCTGTCAGCACTGGAGCAGCTCAACCTGTGGCTGGAGTATCAACGCAGCTGGTGTGAGCACAAGCCATCCGTTACCATCTCCGTTAAGGACGACGAGTGGATGGAAGTGGGGGCGTTTGTTTACAAGCACTTCGACGAGATGTCGGGGGTATCATTCTTGCCGCACTCAGACCACACATACCAGCAAGCTCCGTACCAGGACTGCACACGTGAGGAGTACGAAGAGCTGCTTGCTAAGATGCCGGAGTCAATTGAGTGGGACGACCTCGGCAACTACGAGCAAGAGGACAACACGCTCGGCAGCCAGACCTTAGCTTGCTCATCTGGAGGCTCCTGTGAAGTAGTAGACATCTAACCCATAACCAATA